ATCAACATCTTTATCAAGCTTCTTCATGGCACTAGCAACTTTCTCAACTGTACTAATTTCTTTTGCAAAACCATCTGTAACACTTGAAAAAGCTTCTATTATATCACCTAATACAGAATTTACAGAGATAAACGAATCAACGACTGTAGCACAATAACCACCAACTATTGTACTTAATTCAGACATTGAACTATGAACAGCCTCTTTAATCATTTCAAGTAAGCTCTTTGTACCTACAACAACTTCTGAACCAGATTCGCCACCGGCAAGAAATCTACCTGTCTTACTATCCCAACCAAATATAGTAGGCTCATTCATAATCATACCATCTCTCATAGCTTTAGCATACCAACTAATACCAAAATGCGGAATAGACGGCGGGTTCAAACTAAAACTACCAGAAACAGAAAAGTGTGGTAACTTAATCTTCGGTAAACTCCATGTAAAATGGAAAGCACTCTTTAATTTATTTACACCATTCTGAACAGTTGTCCTTATACTATTCATTTTTGATGTAAACCAATTACCAATACTATTAAGTGCATTTTGCGCACCAGATTTCATTCCATTAAGGGCATTTGTAAAATTAGTCTTAATATTATTAGACTTAGTAGTAACTTCATTTTTAAGTCTGTCAAAGTCACTCTTAAACCAACCCTTAATATCACTCAACGCCTTAGATGCACCGGACTTCATTCCATTCATTCTGCTAACGAAGCCTTCTTTAATAGCAGATGCTTTTTGTGTTACAGTTTGTTTTGCGGCCTCAAATCTATCTGAACACATCTGCTTAAACTCACTTACCTTTTGGCCGGCCGCACTAACACCTTCTGTAAATGCTGTTCTGACATTATCTATAAACTGATTTACATTACTTATTGCTGCATTAACACCATTACTTATACCAGCCGGCAATGTAACAGTAAAGAAATTAACAACAGAATTAACAGCACCTGTTACGGCAGATACAATGGCATCCCATATCTGACCAAGACCTGTCCATATATTTGTAGCCGTTGTTATAACTGATGTCTTTATATATTCCCATGCAGCTATAACATTGTTTCTAAAATCTTCATTTGTATGCCACAGGTATATTATATAACCAGCAAGAAGTACTATACCTGCTGTTATAAGACCTATCGGTGATAACAAGAAAGCAAACACACTTCCCAAACCAGACATTACACTACTTAATGCACCAGCAACACCACTTGTAATACCAAACATTGTATTCAATGTATTAAGTACTGGAAGTATCTTACCTAATATAAGTAATACAGGACCAATAGCAGCACCAATAGCTATAGCCTTTGCTATAAACTCCTGCTGGGCAGGTGACATATTATTAAATGTGGTAACAAGCTTAGTTAAGAACTGAACCAGACCTCTTAACGGTCCATTTAGCATATCAGAAATAATTACCTTTGTTGTACCTAATGCAGATGTAAACCTAGTCCAATCACCAGCAAGGTTATCCATCCTCGTCTGAGCCTGGCCTGCAGCCTCACCAAGACCACCAAAAGAAGTATCTGCATTATCAATGGCATCTGCCAATGTATTAAAATCTTCATCACCGGCATTTATCATAGCAAGTACACCGGGAAGAGCTCTTGTACCAAAGATTTGTGTAACGGCATTTAACTTATCCATTTCTGTCTGAGGAAGGCTATGCCCATACTTTTCCATAATCTCCTCACCAGTCATAAGTGTACCGTCTGCATTCATAATCTCTACATCTAAGTCACCAAATGTCTCTCTAAGCTCACCAATAACCTGTCTAAACGGTTTTACAGCACCTGCAGAAGTATAAAGAGAAACACCATATTTCTCCATTAAACCCTGAGCTTTTTCAGACGGTTTGGTAAGTGATACGAGTGCCTGTCTAAGACCAGTACCTGCCTGTGTACCCTTAACACCTGCACTTGCCATAAGACCTAATGCAAGAGTTGTATCCTGTATACTATATCCAAATGCACCAGCTACTGGAGCAGCATACTTAAATGATTCACCTAAAAGGTCTACATTTGTATTTGAGTTAGCTGATGCAGCTGCAAGAGCATTAGCAAACTGAGTAGAATAACTTGCCTCTTTACCAAATGCCGTAAGAGCATCTGTAACAATATCGGAAGTCTGAGCAAGATTTACACCAGAAGCAGCAGACAGGTCAAGTATACCCTGAAGGCCATTAAGCATTTCTGAACTATTCCAACCTGCAAGTCCCATATAATACAAAGCATCAGCAGATTCCTCGGCCGTAAACTTTGTATCATTACCCATCTTAATAGCTGCATTTCTGATTGTATTAAATGACGTCTGTACGTTATCTCCAGTATCTACAAAATCAACACCTAAATTTTTAGCCGCCTCTTCAAGACCGGTTATATCATCCATTGTTGTATATGATACAGCTTTTACTTTTGACATTGCTGAATCAAACTTTGCACCGGCCTTTACAGATGCAGCTGTAAAACCAATAACAGGAGCAGTAATACCAACTGTCATTATTGTACCAGCAGTGGTCATAGCCGATGCTATCTTTTCAACAGCAGTAGTTGCCGTACCGGCAGCTGTTGAAAGTTTACCCGTCTGAGCAATTGCAGAATCTATGCCTCTGGCATATCTCGATATATCTAAATCAAGATAACCTATTGCTGTACCTAAATTAACAGCCATATTACCTCCTTTCTTTAGGTATCTATAATTTTACTATAAGCACCATTATAATAACCCATAGACTCATATAGTTTTGATGCAGAACTGAAATGTTGCTGTGTAACATTTGTATCTCGCTTCTTAAAATAAGGCTTTTCATCATTTTCAAGCTTTGCCTGAATATATGTACATGCTTCATCAAAACAATAAGCAGTATACTCATCGGGTATATTTAACAATGTGCTTGGTTTACAATTATAAGTCTTAGCAACTGCTATTGTACTTATTATCTGTTCACTCTCAACGAAAGGACTCTAATGCAGATATACCATTCTGACTATAAGAGAAAATTGCCATCATCTGGTCATCTGTAAGAGTAAGACCTGCAGCTTTAATTTCATCATATGTAGGCTTAACAAGTGCAGACTTACAAATTACCTCAATAATATCATAAAGCTCACCAATAGTAGAACCACCCTTAGAACCACTAACAGAACTCATACCCTTGGTAAACAAAGAAGATGCCTGGTTGATAAGTGAATTAGGAATCTGACCATTCTTAGACATAACAAGCAACGACGGCCTTCTAAGCCTAACAATAAACGGCTGACCATCACCAAACGAAGGCAGCTCAACAATACTACCAGCAGAATATCTTTTCAGGTCACTGACCGATGTAATATCCTCATCGGTGTATACTTTCTTCTCTTTTACTTCAGGTTTCTCTTTTGTGTCAGCAGGATAAGCCCTAACACATTCTTCATCAGGCACTTCTCTAGCAAATGTATTCATAATGGCGTTAATCTGCAAATCAGTCATACCAACCGCCTTAAGTCTTTCCCTATATGCAATAACGTCTCCACCGGGAACATCAAAAATAATCATACTTTCTCCTTTCAAATACCAAATTATGCTGGTACCATCAAAGAGACAATACCAGCATAATGATATAAATTCAATATATTAGGCCGCAGGACCTTCCATATTTGTAGTACCTGTAAGCTCAGGAAGAGCCTTTACATACTCAATAACATAAGGTGCTTCACCTGTATTAGGCGCAGAGTTAATAGTATATTCAGGTGTCCTAAATGTATTATCCTCTGTATTAAACGCAACAGGAACACCCTTACAGTTAGGATATGTAATACGTTCATAGCCTGTAATAATACCAGCTGCATTATAGATGGCGGAATAAGCATTAAGGTCAAAAATAGAACCTTCATCATCAGAGCCGACAACAGGCGGCGTATACTTTGCGACACCATAATCGGTAGCAGTCTCACCGGTAGTTGTCCTATTTTCATCCTGCCAATAAAGAATGGTACCACCCTGAAGTACCTTGACAAGCTCAGGATTAAATACATTATCATGCAAAGTAATCTGATGTCCTGTAATAACAGAGGTAGGCGGCTTCTGCGCCTTAAGCTTACCCTTAATAATAAGTTTTACAGAATCCTGGTCCTCGGTCTGCGGTTCGACCTCAATCTGATTAGCTGTATCGAAGCCAAACTCAGTAACAACCAGGCTGCCTTCAACCATTGTCCTAACTGCAATAGTAACAAGGTTGACATCAATTGTAGGAATCTCATTCCTAGCTCTTGTAACAGTCATACAATTGCCTCCTAAATCTTCTTATAATTCTCGTACTCAATAGCGATATAATGGGCCTTTATACCGTCGTCATAAAAAGATGGCTGCTGTTGTCCATATGGCATAAACATGGGATACAACTCTTTCATGGCCTTCTTTACAGCCTGAACCATCGGCTCTAACTTACTATACTGGAGTCTCGGTACATAGCACTGAATAGCATACATATCTCTATCTGTACTAAAATGTACATGCTTATAGCTACCATCATTTTTTATGACAATATACGGGGATGTACATTCCCCTAACCTTTGTGCAGGCCAATATACATCAAAACCTTTTGACTTTAAAAAAGTATACATATCTTGGGCCCTAGATTCAAGATAGTTAAATTCATCAGGAACTATAGCCATAAGCACTCCTAAAACTAAATCTTCCAAGAAGTCATAACGTTACCTAACATACCTTCAAGACCATTTACATACTCTGGGCCCTTAATTCTTTGAGTTGGCTCAATTATAGCAAATCTTCTGCCCATTGCATACTCAAGGTAAACACCATAATATACGTTATAGGACATTCTTATCGTTGTCACATATCTACCTCTGGATTGAGACACCTCGGCCCTAAGACCTCTCCTAGCATTACCAGTCCTATCAGTCCATGGAGCATTGGCTTTCATATAATTCTCAATCTCTGCAGCCTTCTTTTGTGAATATGCAAGGACAGCAGGAGCAGCTGCTAACTTCGCCCTCTTCAATCTTGTTTTTATAACCTCTGTATCAAATGTTACTGTTGCACTGTGCCCCGTTGAGCGTGCCATTGTCTACCTCCTCAAACGAAACATCACAAACAAGGTTCCACTCCATAACATCTTTCATACCGGTTACAATAGCTTTATGCCCATTAAAGAAT